CTAGTCCTAAAGATATATCAACAATATTTGGATTAGTACTATCATCTGCTTTTGCAACAACTAATTTATCGCCTTTGTCTGTAGCAGAAAATGTAACCGTGCTTCCTGAACCAGATGCATATTTAAATTGAACTGTATGAGCTCCTGATGTTGAGTTTCTTAAAATGTAAAAAGTTTCAACATCTACAGGTATTGTTACAATTTGATTTCCTGAAATAGTTCCTGTGAACTCAACCATTCTATGTTGAGCTGTTCCAGTTGTATTTCCGTCTACGATTGTTAAAGCTGTAGTCTGTGCTCCACCTGCTATTGATTGTGAATTAAAACCACCAAATAGTTGTGAAATAAGACTTAAATTTGTATTTGTTTTATCACCCCATGTACCGGCGTTTTCACCAGTTGCTTGAAGTTCAACACCTAAAGGTGTAAATGTTGATGCCATAAATTTCTCCTATGCAGCGTCACTATAACTTGTATTTGATCCAGTTGCAACATTCGAATACGATGTATTTGAACCCGTTGAAACATTAGTATAAGATGTATTTGAGCCAGTGTCAACATCAGCATATGCGAAGATATTTACCCCTCCCACACTAAATGTTGCTGATTGACCCGTTAATCCAACCTGCATATCGACCACGGATACTGAACCAATACTAGCACTAAATGACTGACCAGTTAATCCTAAGCCCTCTTCTACTGTTAAAGAACCAACACTAGAAGTCATACTTAAACTTGATGGTTGAGCTACAGCTCCACCTAATCCAACTATAGATCCTAAATTAAATGATGCTGATAAACCTGATACTAATACTGTATCATTTGGTATAGTAACAGTTCCTAAACTAGATGTAATTTCTTGACCTGTTAAAGATAATTCAAGTGAAGATGATCCAGTTGCAGTTCCTTGTGACAATGTCATTGATTGACCAGAAGGCTGAACCGTATCATTTGGTATTGTCACACTACCTTGTGATAAGGTCATATCTAAACCTGTTAAACCAACAACATCAGCAACAGCAGGTGTTCCTAAAGATGCAGTCATAGACTGACTTGTAAGTCCTACTGTCATTTCTATAGGTGAAATAGATCCAACAGAAAAAGAAGCTGATAAAGTAGTATCTATTACAACAGGAGCAAAGGCTTCACCTTGTGAAAATGTACTTTCTTGACCAGTTAATCCAACAGTCATATCAGCAACTGTTGGTGTTCCTAAACTAGATGTTATTGATTGACCTGTTAAGGTAACCACTTGATTTGAAGTTTGTCCCCAAGCTCCACCACCATTCCAAGCTTGTGCACCCCAACCAGTTTTAAGAGTTGTATCTTCGTCCCAAGGCGCTTGACCCCAGGTAAACCGGCCCCATCCTGAAGATACCGACATGGTCGGCCTCCTACGCTAATCTGATTATTGCTGAAGAAGAATCGTTTGTAGGGAACTCTATTTTAAAAGTTCCGTTACTAGCTGTTTTGTCACCACCAAATGCAATTACACAAACAGCATCAGTTGTTCCTGAACCACCTGCAGTTGTTGTATTGTAAATCAAAGCTCCGTTTGCAGTGAAAGAAGCTGATGTATAAGTTACATCAGAAAAATCTGTAAATGCAGTTGTACCAGTTAGTCCAACTCCTGTTCTTGTAAGAGTTGCACCACCTGCAGAATATGCAGATCCAGATGTGTTTGATATTTCATTTGATGTTGAATAGTCTGTGGTAGCTGCACCTAAAGATGCTGAACTAGTGAATAATGCAATCTTAAAAGTGTGTCCACCTGATGAAGCAAAATTGTGTTTACCTTGTAAAAGCTCTTGTTTAAAGCTTGAACATATTGCTGATGATATTGCCATAATTTTCTCCTACGGGTTTACTGAGTTTACCGGTATTCGAACAGTGCCATCTGTGTAGTCATCTCTTCGTCTTCTACCGACTTGCTCGTTAGCAAACTTCTGTACTTCTTCTTTATATTTATTTTCGTATAAAGTCAACATATCTATCGGACCTTTTAAAAATGCATATGCCTCTGATAAACAGCAATATAATAGGCCATTTGGAAAGTTAAGACTGATATAATTGGTATCATCATTTTCTAAAAGATTAGGCATTTTGTTAAAATGAACTTTATATCTATATGTAGTGTTAGGGACTGGAGCCACTATAATACGACCTGATGTAGTATCTGTATTACCAGTTGCACCACCAAACATAGCATAATATTTAGGTTGACCTTGAGCAGAGGAGGTTCCAGTTACATCCTGATACTCTTGAAGATATGTTATATCTTTTTTTTCTAAATATCTATTAGCTCCAGTTGTTTCAGATCCTGCAGTGTCGTAAACTTGTATAGCTCTAATAAACACAGCTCCTGCTGGTGAATTTATAGATTCTTGTCCAGCAACAAAATTACCTAATTGTTGTTTTCTATCTGCATCAATAGGCACATCTCTAAATATTCTATATTGTGCATTTAAAATTATGTTTTCTAAAACATCATTTGTTAATACATTTGAATCTGTTTCAGTATAACTTTTAATTTGTGTTTTTAATCCTGATGCACTTAAACCTGGCATTATATTATCCCCGCTACCTCTCTACAAATAGGACAGCTTTTTTTGTATCTATTGTGTGTCCCACATTTTACTGCTTTGCCATTAACATCTTCATATATTGGAGTTTCTGGTTCTGCCGGATCTTCATATAATTGAAGATGTTCATCCTTTTCAGGACATGCACATTGTTTAATACCAAACAAATTACATATAAAGTTTTTTATTTTTTTAATCATGCTGTTACCGTTACTGGTCCTGCCGATGCAGAGCCACCTCCCCCTGTTTCACTTATACTAGATGTTGTGGCTGTTGCAAAGGTATATTTATCATCATTTACCTTAGTAATTAAATAACCTGCAGCTAGATTTATTGTTGCTGCAGCTACCCCTCCAACAACAGTTGCATCTCTAAATCTAACTCTATCATTTGTTGATCTTCCATGATCAGGTTCTTTAACAGTTATTGTTGTAGACCCGTTTGTTGTTGTAAATGGGTTTAATGGTAAAAGTTTTGGAACAGCTGTTTCTGTTCTACCAGGTCTTACGTTTCTTAAAGATATAGAATCACCATTCATAGGTTTTGGTTCTAGTTGTGGTTGTTTTGGTTCGAATTCTGATACGTGTACAAAAGAACCATTCCATTCTCTAACCATTTCTTTGTATGGAAACTCCATACCAGATCTATCTGATATAGCTTTTGCATATTTACCTGTTGCGTATTTTGCCATTATTTTCTACCTCTTGAAGGTTTTGTAAATATTCTATAAGATTCTCTTACAGCATCTTTATCTAAAGGTTTGTTTTTGTACCTATTTAAAAGTTTTTTATGTTTTTTTATAGCTTCTTGAAATTCAGGGCTTACTTTTTTAATTACTTTTGCTCCCTTACTCAATACACTTTTAAAAATTTTTTTTCTCATTATGATCCTGGGTAATATGCTTTTGGTGTTATGTGTGTGCTAGATGCAGAACCATCTTCTGCTAACGCTCTTGCAAACTCATCCTCGTAAACTAGTTTTGTTTGTTGAATTAAATTTGGTTGATACTTCATAGATAGATAATATGCTAATCCTGATACCATACAAGGCACAAATCTAAATGGAACATCTGTTGCATTTGTATAGTCGCCTACATCTTGTATTCTTTTTATGTAATAAAAATGCATATCTTTTGATGCGTTTGTTGAATCTGGTGTTGGGTAAATATGCACTCTAACTTTATCAATAAATCTTTCTACCCAATATTGATTAGGTGTTCCTTTAGATAATTTATTAGAAAAACCTGCATAAGTAGATCTATCTACTTTTGTCATAGGTGAATCTGATTGTGTTGTTTGAGTTCTGTTAGACCTTAACTGTGCTTCAAGAACATCGGACATTCCATATACATTTGCTGGTGTAGATACAGCACTTGTACCATCATCACTAGATCTAAAAAAATCATAGTCTGATTGACCTTCAATTAAATCCATATTGAGTTCATCTATCTCCCAATAATGAATACCTCTATTGCCCCATTCTTGAAATAATATATTTAAGGTTCTTCTGGCGTTTTTTAATTGGTAGCCAGCAACATTTTGCTGTCCAATACGTTCAAAAGCTTCCTCTATTATTTCATCAATAGCAAAAGTTTTATCGAACGTTGCCGTTCCTGAAGTAGTATTAGCCATTTAAACTCCTAGCCAGTGTAACCAATAGTCAAAGACGTTGTGTTAGTCATGGTTGCATGAACACCATTTTCAAATCTGATACCATTTCCTGGAACAAAAATATCTAAACCTTCTGTGCCAAAATCAGCTTCAAAAACTTTATCTCCTGTACTACCAGATGAAATATCTCTTAACACAACAACTGATGATGCTACACCATTTGCTTGTATGTAAGTTACTCTGCAAGGTCCTAAATTAACAGAACCACCAGAAATAGTTTTCACCTGTCCTGTGCTAGCTATATTTGTAAACTTCTGATCTGAACTCATATTTTCTCCTTAAAATTAAATGTGGGGCCGAAGCCCCACACTAATTATTTATTATGATGCAAAAGCAAATGCACCTGTAGTAGCGTCAGCTGCACCACCCATTTTTGAAGCAATGTGGTATGTGCCATCTTCATAACAAATAAAAG